AATCTCTGCCCGCCCCTCCCCCTCCCAAGCCCAGCATCAAGCCAGTACCCCCGCCGGTCTTGGGTGAGCAGGCCCTGACCGAGGACGACAAGATCCAGGAGCTGGCCACGGAGATGCAGGCTATCGCTGAGGAGAACGCCAAGCTCAAGGACAAGCTGGCCATCCAAAGCATGGATGACTCAGACGAAGCCAAGGCCGAGGTGGAGCAGACCATTGAGGAGTTGCGTGATCAGGTTAAGCAGCTTGAGCGTGAGCTGGCATCCGTCACCAAGTCTCGCAACGAGTTCCAGAACAAGGCCGCAGAGGCTATCAAGCAAGTCCAGTATTGGAAGCGTCGCGCAGAAAAGGCAGAACGTCAGGCAGCTTAAACCCGAAGCCGGGCGGTTTCCCGGTAGGAGAATTGAATGCTTTCACTCAGGCCCCACCAACAAGAAGTGGTGGACAAGATCGATGCCGGATTCAATGAAGGGCATCGTTGCCAGTTGCTGTATGCCGCGACTGGTTTTGGGAAAACAGAAGTAGCCATGGCACTCATGCGCGATGTATCTCGCAAGTACAAGCGTGCAGCCATGATGTTAGACCGCATTGTGCTGGTCAACCAAACGTCAGCCCGGCTATCCTCATACGGGATAGACCATGGTGTGATGCAGGCAGACCACTGGCGGTACAAGCCTCACGAGCGTATCCAGATCGTGAGCGCACAGACCCTGGAGAAGCGGGCAAAGAAGCTAGACATAGATCTGCTCATCATCGATGAGTGCCACGTTCAGCGCGCCAGCATCGTCAAGCTCATCAAAGCAAACCCCGACCTCAAGGTTATCGGACTCACGGCAACGCCTTTCACCAAGGGCCTGGGCAACGTCTACACCAATATCGTCGGGGCCAAGGCTACGGGTGAGCTGATCAGGGATGGCTGGCTTACGCCTCTCAGGGTGTTCATAGCCAAAGAGATCGACATGACCGGGGTGACCAAGGTTGCTGGCGAGTGGGCGCAGGACCAGGTGACTGAGCGCGGCATGAAGATCACGGGCGATATTGTTGACGAGTGGGTCAAGCAGACCTTCAGGCTATTCAACAAGGCCGTCAAGACTGTGGTGTTCTGTGCGGGTGTGGCTCACGGCAAGGATCTCGAGCGCCAGTTCAAGGAGCGCGGGTTTAACTTTGTCTCGATCTCATACCTGGAAGAAGACGAGTTCAAGCGTGAGGCCATCGAAGAGTTCTCAAAGCCTGACTCGACCATCCATGGGTTGATAGCCACGGACATACTGACTCGGGGATTTGACGTGCCTGACGTGCTTATAGGCGTGTCTGCGCGGCCGTTCTCCAAGTCTTTCAGCTCGCACGTCCAGCAGATGGGACGGATCATGCGTCCGTCACCAGGCAAGACGCACGGCGTGTGGCTGGATCACTCAGGGAATTACCTTCGGTTCCAAAAAGACTGGGATCAGGTCTTCAATGAGGGCGTGACCGAGCTCAGTGAAGGGGGTGAAAAGGCCAAGAAAGAACCAACAGAGAAGGAAAAGAAAGAGTCCAAGTGTCCAGGCTGCGGGGCTTTGTGGGTCTGGAAGTCCAACGTCTGCGGATCGTGTGGGCATGAGCGTCCTATTCGAGGGGTAGCCTCGGTTGCAGGCGAGCTCCATGAGCTGGGGGCAGGGATGGGTAATTTCCGCACCGAGCAACAGCAGTTCTACAGCCAGCTTCTCTACTACTCACGCATGCGCGGGTACAAGGATGGTTGGGTAGCGCACAAGTACAAAGAGAAGTTCAATGTCTGGCCGAGGGGTCTACAGCAGGTTCCCGTCCCGACTGAGCAAAAGACTGTCAGGTGGATTCAATCACGCAATATCGCGTGGGCAAAAGCGAGGGCACAATGAAAAAGTTACTTCTATCTCTGATCCTGGCCGTGTCGCCAGTCCTGGCCGATACCGTGGCCACCATGAACAACGACGGGGGCGGCATCATGGTGCTCACCGATGTTCCCTGTAAAGAGGGTGGCGGGTATCACATGTATTCACAAAGCCCAAACTTCCGCACGCTGTTTGGGTGTTGGTGGTCTGATAGTTCGATGGTCCACGTTACCTGGTATGACGGGGAGGTTCGGTCTTACCCGCTAGCCCTGTGGCGTGTGAACCTAGAAGTCGCCCGGCGCATGAGAAAAGGGACGAACTTGTGAATTTCCAGCAGTTTGCCGAGCAGCATGGATTGATGATCGATAGCCTCATACTAGACCGCTGGGTCAGAGTACCGACTGTCGATCACCCGAAGAAACGTAACGGCGCATACATCTGGGATGGCCGAGAGGGTGCGCTGATCAACTTCGCGGTGCATGACAAGCACGTTCTGTATCGGTCGGATGAGCCCTGGAAGCCAGACCCTCAGGCTGCAGCCAAGCGCAGGCAGATGGAGCAAGAACGCCTCAAGCGTCAGGCTTCTGCCGCAAACAAGGCCGCGTGGATTCTCAACCAGGCTAGCCTCATGCAACACCCTTACCTCATCCGCAAGGGGTTTGAGGATAAGGGGTATGTGTGGCGCGGTAGCCTCGTGCTCCCGATGCGGGTGGCCGACCGGCTGGTTGGGTGTCAGCTGATCGACGCAGATGGAACCAAGCGTTTCCTGTCCGGGCAGGTCACCAAGGGCGCTAGCCTCATGCTGAACAACAAGGGCCAGAACATACTCGTCGAGGGGTTTGCGACTGGCCTGTCGGTGCGGCGTGTGCTCAGGCACCTGCGGCAGCGGTACTGCATCCATGTGTGCTTCTCGGCCGGGAACATGATCGAGGTGGCTAGGGGCATGGATAATCCCTTGGTGGTGGCCGATCACGACCCGACCGGGATTCGTGCAGCCAAAAAAATATCCTCCCGGGTGTGGCTCGATGGTGAACCTGGGGAGGATTTCAACGATGCCGAGATGCGGTTAGGCACCCCGGCAGCGGCAGCTACGTTATCTCAATTGCTATGAATCCCCTTGTCTTGCAGAATTTTCTCAAAGTCAGCGAGTACCTGTTGACGGGTACCCTTGAGGCCAAACTCGGATTTGATGATCTGAAAGCAGCTGCGCCCAGTCTTTCGCATACCCTTGATCTCAAGCTGCAGCCCTTTGCGCAGGGTCAGCAATCGGAAGTCTAGGATTTGTTGTCCTGTCAGCGTAGTCATTCTCACTCCTCGATTGGTTCGTCAACGTCAGCCTGGGTGTAACCCGCCAGGATTTCGGGTCTGTATTGGGCTAGCCTGAAAGTGACGCACCGGTCACAAACCTTGGCTAGTTCGATGCCCTGTCCGTCATATTCCCACCAGGAATACCCATCGTGTCCGTCCATGCAGGGGTCATCATTCATTTGCTTTTTCCTTTCTTGTCAAAGAATCCTAGCCATTGCGTACCCTCTACCTGGGGTTGGAAGAAGTTGATTTCGTACTCAGCATCGTGCGGCAGCGGGACTAGGAATAGGTTGTAGCCGTAGCCGAATTTGTCCATCAGCTTCATGAGGGCGCGCAGGTCGCGATCGGGTGTGGTTTTTGCCCAGTCGTGGACACTAGCTGCAAAGAAGTGTTGGTTAGCCTGGTTTTCTTGTTTTTCTTTGAATCCGGTCATTTGCATTTCATGCTCCTTTTGCGATGGGGATAATTTTTCGGGCTCGTGCGTCTGCGATCTTGGCCTTGCTGCCGTGGGCGCGGAACCCTACGATCACGGCTCGGTCACGGCGCTGGCACAGTTGGCAGGTGTAACAAGTTACATCGTCTTTTAGCTGCGCGGGACAGACAACGATGCTGCGTCCTGCAGGGGTGGTAGCCTTGGGTGGTGTGTCCATGGGCACAACGCACACTACAGGCCCAGCTTGCAGGTCTGCCAGGGTGTCAGCTTCACCCGCATCGTCTGCCGATAGGTTGATGGTGTAGCCCCAATCATTCGCGTGGCGTATCCATTTGATAGCCTGGGGGGATTTCTTGTGGGTGTAGGTGAACCCTCTGCGCCCGATGTTGGCCTTGACCACTTCGCCCAGGGCTGCAGGGTCAACGCGCTCACCCTCCCCAGGCAGGTCACCCGCAACCTTATCGCGCCATAGCTGACCCTCGGGCATGGATTGGATGAAGTTGACTAGCCCCGGCAGCGGGACACCATCACGATCAACCCGATTCCAGGCCAAGCTAGTGTGGAAGTCTTCGCCGTAGCAGTCATCCTCGTAGTGTGGGCACGATGGTGGACAGCTTTTGCGTGAACCATAGGTAACCGGAATGGGCCCGGTCTTGCGGTTTGCTGATTTCTTGATGGTCAGGAAGTTCATGCGTCCACCTTGACGAAGGTCATGTGTTGGCTAATGAATTTCTTGATATCGTTTCGTGCAGCGGCTCGTGCGCGGCGGCTTTCGTTTTGCTTGGCAGCTTGCTCACGACACTTAGCGCGCCAACGATACGCACCGCTAGATGGTTCGGTCACAGGGGCTAGCTTGTCCAGTTTGTCGAGCAGCCGGATGGGGCAGTCGTAGTAGAACGGGTGCATGCCCTCGTCTATTTCCTTATAGCGGAATTCAACGTAGTCACTCAGCTTGTGAACGTGCTTGCGCTCGGTCAGGCACACAATCCCGTACGTTTGTACGCGCTCCATGGTGCTGCCTTCAGGGGTATAAAGTTTGTCCCAGGCGGTCAGTTGCATCACGCCGTAGAACGTAGCACCGCGCATGACGCCGTCAAGCAGCTTGAACCGGGCGCGGGTCTTACCCTGGTCGTCCTGCTCTAGTTCTTTGCGAAGAACATCGATTGTTTTGGTGGTCTTGTGAATTTGAAAAGAAGTCCATCCCATGATTACTCTCCGATCAGTTGCTTTGCTTGGTTAAGTTCTTTTGCTAGCCATCCCAATTGCTGCCCGATGCCCAGGCCGCGCAAGGGTGTGTCGATCTGCTCGAACATATTTCCCCCCAGGCGGTCTGCCAGGATGGGCACAACGTAGGCGCGTGGTGCAAGGATTACGCAGCGCTCACCGCGGTAACCCCTGGCGTGTAGGGCGGCGGATACCCTGGCACCCCAGGCGCGGCGTTTCTCCAGGCTAGCGTCACGCAGGGCTAGGTCATAGGGCTCGACCTGGGTGTCTGGCTCGACTAGGCCGTGTTTAGCGCTCAGGATTGCCCATCGGGTTGAGCGTAGCTTGGCTATCTCGCTAGCTAGCTTGAAGGATTGGCCTGTGTACAGGTCTGCAGCCGGTGCAGGATGGGGTAGCTTTCGGGCGCTACAGGCCACAAGGTAGATGGTCATTGGTCATCCCCCTCATAACCGGGAAAATCCTCGGGGTCGCCCGGGTAGTCGGGGTCACGCGGGTTGGGGTTGCGGATGTACTCCGCAAGGCGGCGGCGTTCGAAGCGAACCTGGGCGGCAAGTTCTTCGCGCTCGGATTCGTATGGGTCATAGTCGATCATGGTCAATCCCCCAGGACGAAGGCTGCGCCCATCACGGCAAACGCGAACAGGGACACCAGGGCAAGGCCGATAGAGATAGTCCCGGCAAGCAGGGCTATCGATGTGGTCAGGGTTCCCGCAAACCCGATCAGGGCGGCAGCGATACGCAGGGTGGTGATTACTGGGTCAGTCATGGTCAACCCCTCCAGGCCAGGATGATGCCGATCACGGCTGCAACCACCAGGGTGAGGAGGAAATCAACGGCAGCGCGCCGCTTGGATTCCACCCGTTCAGGTGTGTAGTGTTGTCTGTACTTGCTCATGGAAACCCTTTCGGTTAGTAGCGATGCGATGGTGCATCCCCTAACCCTGGCTCGCAGGGCTAGAGGCTGAATCATCAGAACCCGCCGTAGTTGTCGGGGTTGTACTCGCGTTGGTGGCCCTGGTAGACGTCACGCGCGTCCTCATCCAGGAACCGATCGAAGTCGAAGCGCTCGCCATTGGGCAGCAGGATGATCGTGCCGTGGGGAAAGTGAGAATTGGTTTCACGCTCGTCATACAGGGCCAGGGCCAGACGTTTGAGTAGGTCGTACTCATCATCTTCAGCCATGGGCCAGGGGCAGGTGTCGCAGTCGCCCTCGTCATAGCGGCGGATGAGCAGGGATGCCCCGCCGTCATAACCCCCGAAGGGGTAGTGCAGTTGTCCGTCTTGAACGATCAGGGTGATTTGTTCCATGGTTGTTCTCCTCACAGGCGGGTTACGTCAAGAAGGGAATCGAACCCACCGTTAGCTACTTCGCCGATCAGGAACATGATGGGCTGCTCGTCACCGACCACATTGGTCTGCTTGTCGTTGTAGGTCACAGGGGAAGTGATGAAGTGATACCACTCAGAAGAACCCTCGTTTGCTTTGGCAATGAAGGGTTTGAGTTCATCCAAGGTCAGGGAAAACTTAGCTTTCAACATGATTCGCTCCTAGAGGAAGGGTTGTTCGCAACACATGAATTGCGCTGCGTCTATGTAATGTATTCGATTGTCAACCCCCTCCCATGTCACAAACGCGACAGCTACCAGGGAATCAAGTTGCAGCTGCAGGGGGATTGATCGCGCGGGCTGCTGGTGGTATCTTCGCGTAGTCCGAATTTGTACCCATGCAACATGAACCAAGAAACAAAAGACAACGCCCGGGCTCCAAGTGGTTCCAGACCGATAAAGAAGCTAACCAGGAAACAGATCGAGCAGGGGTTTGATCAGTTCCCAGTAGAGATGCTACTAAGTTCCGGCCCGGGGAAACAGGCGCAGCTAACGACCAAGCAAAAAGAGTTCGCCCGGGGGATTGCATTGGGTAAGACTAAGGCCCAAGCATACAGAGACAGCTATAACGCCAAACCAGCCAAGACAACAGTAGCCGTCCATCCGTATAGGCTAGCAGCTGACGCTAGGATCCAGTCAGAAGTGGAGGCCTACAAGCTAGCGATAGAGGCAGAGAAACATAGAACCCCTGCTCAGCTGAAGTCCCTGCTCGTCCAACAGCTTGTCCAACACTCCCTGGATGAGGAGTTTCCCCCTGCTCAACGTGTGCAATGCCTGAAGCTACTGGGCTCACTCTTCGAGGTCGGTGCGTTCGTAGAGCGCAAGGAGATCACGACCATCAAGCGATCAGAGGATATACGCGCGCGCATCCTGGAGACACTGAAGGACGTAACAGACGTCCAGGCCATCGATGTGGATGACGGGCTCAGCCTGCTCGCCGAGCTCAGGCCGCGGGACGATGCTGAAATCCTGGGTTCTGGCGACCCCACTACCGGGGCACCCCCACAAAAAAGTTCCGGGGGGTCGGGTGAGGATACGCATACTATTCCACTCAAATCACCTGACCCTATTTCCAATTCCTCCCCAGGAAACACCCCCCCTATCGATTCCGGGGAATGAGGGGTGGGGGGTATATATTTGGCCAAAACCAAAAGTA